GGCTGAACGCCTCTAAGCCGGAAGCCTGACTGACTAAGCACGTTAAAAAAGTGCTTCTATTTAGTACGCATAGATCAAGACTTTTTGTCTGACAGGCGAAATCATTCCTTCTGGCCTGTTTAGACTCTCTTGTGCAAGTATGTTGGGAAGTATCATCGCTTTGTTGGTGGTGATGGCGGTTGCAGCCGCCATCTGGAAGGTCCTAGCTATTGTTTTCCATGTGTTCTGTCAGATCGTGGGATACTTGTACACCCGGTACTGGAGGGGCCCTGCCTTTATGAAACTCGAAGGGCTGGCCTACCTCGTCGACAATTCAGATGTTGACCTCGCAGATTGCATCGAGTTGGTCCCCACAGTGGCCAAAGTCTGCGAAGAAGGCTCGTCAGTACTAGAACCGAAGGGTATGAGAAAGAACGTTATCAAACGTGGTCGCAAGAAAGTTTATGCTGTGCTTGTGGCCCAATCTGTGAGAAACGCGTACCCAAATTTAGGAGAGAGCAAGGTTGACCGAGACATTGCCCGTAGAAAAGCCGCGGCCATTATGGCTGAACACGGGTTAAGAGCATCACATATCCAGCAGAGTATGCCAATCGTAGAAGCAGCAATCTTCATGCGAACAAAGACAGAAATGGAATACGAAGATCTGCAGGATTGTTGGTGGTGGTCGTGGTCCGAGAGAGGACTACGGCCGTCTCGGCGAGCTTGAAGGGGCTTGGAACGCATTCAGGGATTCACGACAAAGAGGAACTTTCGTGATCGACCTATCCCTGAGTTGCAAGATGAGTTCCAGGCAGAGCCTAAAGGTCGGATGGTCAGGCAGTTGTACCAGGTTTTAGGTCCTGTACAGCAACGCAAGTTCCTGATTCACAATAATAACACACAAAACCTAGGGAGAGGGTTGGCTGAGAGAGTGTTTCGAGTTGAACGAGATAGCACGCTTGTGAAACCACCTCAGCCCGTACCAGACATTTTCCAGAGTTGTGGAGGATTCGCCAAACGTGTCATTCGTGAATGTGGAGGCAGCGGCAGCATGCGAGCAATCGATAAAGCAGCCTTTCCCTTACTTTACCGTGACAAACGCCGGCGTACGATCTACGAGAACGCAGTGACAAACCTGGAAGAAAATGGCTGGGACGACAAATTTGGCAGGTTGACGACCTTTATCAAGGCGGAGAAAATCGATGTAACTGTCAAAGGTGATCCCGCTCCCCGCGTAATCCAACCGCGAAGACCAGAATACAACGTAGAGCTCGGAGTGTTACTCAAGCCTTTCGAACATGTGATATATGAGGGAATGGCTAAAGCTATCGGAAAGAGTACCATAGTCGCCAAGGGAATAAATGCTCTTGAGTTAGGCGACCTTATAGCATCTAAATGGGCAAAATTTACGGACCCCGTAGCAATTGGATTGGATGCCTCTAGATTTGACCAGCATTGTTCCTTGGACGCTTTGGCATATGAACATGGGATATACATGACCCTTTGTGAACCAAAGATGCGTCCCTGGTTGTCTACTTTATTGCAAATGCAGAAGAACAACAAAGGAATAGCGCTGGCAAAAGATGGAGGATTTTTCTATAAAGTCCAGGGGTGTCGCATGAGTGGAGATATGAATACCGCACTCGGAAACTGTATTCTCATGTGCTCCATGACCGTAAGCCTCGTGCGAAAACTGCAATTGAAATCCTACGACCTTATCAACAACGGTGACGACTTGGTACTCTTCATAGAGCGGGAAGACGTTGAAAAGGTTATGGAGTCCATTCCTCAACATTATTTGGACTTCGGGTTTACCATGAAAGTGGAAGAGCCAGTAGGAATCTTAGAGCAGGTGGAATTTTGTCAGATGCGCCCTGTTTGGACACCAGATGGTCACATGATGACCAGAAATTGGGATGTTGTGCTGTCTAAGGATTTAGTCACCCTTCTAGACATCCCCACCGAGAAAAGATTCAAACAGTGGATGACAGCGATTTCCGAAAGTGGTATGAGCATGGCCGCAGGTATGCCAATTTTACAAGAGTTTTATCAAAGAATGACCTTCGAGAAAGAGTATGGAGCCATTAAGGAACACAATGCTTTTGATCATAGTGGAACGTGGTGGGGGACTGGATTGAGTTCTAAGTTCAGACCCGTACACCATACTACGAGGGTATCTTTTGGATTAGCATTTGGCTTAAGCGAATCCGAGCAACTGGCGCTCGAGCGAAAAATTCGCGCCTGGTCTCCTGAGTACACTGCCTCCGTACCTAAACCTCCTACGTTTTGAGTGCTAGTTGGATATGTTACGACTCGGTCCGAGATGACGTTAAACTAGGCCGGTCCGCAATGACGTTAAACTACGGCACTGAGTTCGGTGTTGGTGTGACTTTAATACTACAGAAGGATGCCTTTGTGTGGATTCTCTAGGCTGCAACCTGAGAGTTTCCTCCGTCGGGTGCCACCTCTTCTTACCTCCGATGACTATCTGCGGGCTCCCGGTTCTTCTTCCGGTACAATACGCAGTGAGTTGGAGTGTTGGTGGCTGAAAGGGTCGGTGTCAAGTATGTAGTTGGAAGTTGCGGTTCGCCGTTCCAGAATGCACGGTTCGTCTCAAATAAGAGGCGAGGGTAGCCGGTGCATAGCAGGACAATCCTGCCCTGATCTGCTTGCAGAGAACTTGTAAATGACGTATGTCAG